GGGAATGATCCAACAACTTATCAACAAAATTCTCTGAACGCTGGTTTATCCGCAGGTTTTTCCGTTCCACTTGATGGTTCATTTCAAGAACTTTGTAAGGCAAGAGTTCGTACAGAAATCAGTAGACAGCAGGCAGAAGCAGATAAGGCACGTCTTGATTTTGAGTTAGTCAGATTATTGAAGTGTGGTGAAGCAATGAAGAATGGAATTTCGTTTCACCCTCAAAGCCCTTATGCAAAAATCTGTGCTGATGTCGTTGTGAAGTATCCACGAGTACAGGATGTAGCAAATGGAAATCAAATCAATTCAAATAAGAAGTGAACCCCCACCTATTATTCCAACGATAGAGCCTCCTGTAACTCGCAGAACAGAACGTTCCGTGATACCTCAAATTGATATGCCCATCGTAAATATGCCCGATACAACCATCAAGTATCCAGTGATTGATGTGCCGACTCAAGAAGAGTTTGATGCTGCGGTCAGAGCAGAGCAGAAAAAACAGCAGGAAGAGAAAGAAGAAAAGACCAGAGGACTTCCTGATGCTCAACCAGTCCTACCACAGGTTCAAGTTCCTGTTCAAAATACTCAAGATAATCGGAATATTTCCGATGATGCGCCCAAAACTAGTAACTTAGGAGTGCCCGTCATTGAAGTACCAATCGTCGGGGAAGTTCCCATCCCACCTAAAGAGCAGGTTATTCTTGCTGGCACCACTGCTACTGCTTCTGTTGCTGCGGCTCTTGTTGGGAAATCTTTGGTGGAATGGATGGTAGGTAAGATGAAACCTATTGTTCAACAGATATTTGTAAGGGGTAAGAAACTCTTGAGTAGAGATCTTACCCCATATGAACTTCAGGTTTATTTTGCTTTTGAGAAAAGTCAGTCCCTCAAGAAAGTCAATAAGTTACTGAAAAAAGAACAGAAGAAAGAAAAGAAAGAACAGTATAAAAAGTTTCACTCAAAGTGATTACTTCTTACGCTTCGCATCCAGTTCGGCAAAGTTCTTAACTTTTGTTCCACCATCATAATTCCAGGCATAACCTTCAGCAATCATCTGGTTATTCAGTGAAATCTCTTCACCATTAATAAACAAATGACCGATGATACGACCATACTTCTCTGTGGAGTCTGGAAGTTCGGTCTTGATAAGAATATCCTTTGCGTTCTCACAACGCTTCTTCAACCAATCCTTTGATTCAATCCCGTATTTCTTTTCATTCGCATCTGAGGTGCGACTTTCAGGAGTATCAATCCCAGCAAGGCGAATGCGTTTAGTGAGACTAATATCAAACCCCAGGTCAATATCAGCGTCAATAGTATCGCCATCTACAACCTTGTGGATTGAACGAATACGATATATGTATGGATCTTGGTTTGACATCAGAAAGGAAACTTAATACTCCCAGTATTTATCTTGGGAATAGGTAGTTTCTCAAATGCTTTATTGACCTGCTTCTCTACAACCATACCAACAAACTGTTCTGGATTTTCAAGAATCTTTTGAGCCTTTTGATAAGTCACATAAGCACCATAGCATAGTGCTCCACTAATTGCCAGACTCGTCGCTGACAGAATGAGTGCTAGGTTCTTCATCTTTCATCTCCATATGAGCTAACCGTAATATGTAGTAAATGATATATGCCACAAAGGTAAGACCACAACATAATATTACAAGAACGCCCCATGGAAATTCATTCATTCCACCAACCCTCTTGTTTATGAATCCAAACTTTCAATTCTTTTACATAATTTCTTAAGGTTTCTGCTTGTGAAAGGTGCCAGTCGTCACCTGTTTTCAGGTGCAATCTCATATGCTCATCTACAGCATCGAGACACTTTTTAATTACCGGGTTCCAGGGCTCCCGAACTGGCGTGTTCCATTCTCTTGGCATAATACCTCATGTTTTTATTAGACTCCTGTACGTGGTTGAACAAAACCCTCACCTTCATCTACTTTAGTTTCAAGAGCTTCAACTCTCTCTTCTAAAGTTACAGACAGTTCTTCAACTGGAGGTTCTGGGGGAGCAACAACAAACTCTTCTCTACGTGGTTCTTCTTTTTTTTCATCATCTTCACTACCTTTCTTCATGGTGTTGATACCAAAGGTAGCGGCTGAAGCGGTAAATACTGTGGCGATGAATGTTGGATCCATCTTTGACAGCATACCTGCATAACTGGCAGTAAGAAGAGCAGCAGACCAACTCAAGATAGCAATACGAATAATTTGTCCCATAGCATTTTCCTTTTTCTTATCCATCTTAGTTAGTGTGGTAGGTTAACTTTTTTTCCAGGCTTCGCCTTCTGCCTTTCTTCTACGTGCAAGACCTGCTTCTACATTTGAACCAGGATTGCGATACATATAAAGAGCATCGGGAACCATGTCCCACTCCTTATTCTTCAGGCGTTTAGTAATAGTATTAAAGTTATCACCACCGTAAAAGCCGGCACCAAGATTATAAGCAAAGCTGAGCAGAGCGCCTCTTTTTCCATCTGACATTTCATTCCAATGTGGGATTTTGCGAAGAGCAGGAAGAAACTGATTCTTGCACTGACTAATTAATAACTCATCTGCTTCTTGCTGGGTAATTTTATCACCAAGTTTGAAAGGTGATCCATCTTTCTTGCGAGTTGAACCCCAACCGATTGTGATTGGAAGTCCACCAGATAAAGGATCTGGATATGCAGATAAGTGACATCCTTCAAACTCTTTGATTAACTTGATGCCCATCATTGGAACATCATCACCACCGCTAGTCACAGGAGCAGTTGCTGCAGCTGCCGGTGCTGCAGCGTTCGACTTTTTTCCGCGATAGATTTCTGCCCAATCTACGTTGTCCTCAAGGAACTTAACTGGGAGATTATCTTCTAACCACTGAACTGCCTTGACGTGATTGGGGTTCTTCTCGTCATAGAATTTGAAAAAGTTGTGTAAATCGATACGTGCCATTGTTTGTTCTCCTATCAGTCGAAAATTCTGCCCCAGCCATCGTTGCCACCTGGACACCAACGATGCTTAAGAACTGCTTTGGTATAAATGGTCTTCTTACCATTTGTCACAGGGCCTGTATAGTTGTCATTCAGAGAACCATATGGGTCATTAACATAATATCCTTTGCCATCTGGTGTCTTACCGATGACTACACACATGTGCCCACCAGTAGGTGCAGAAAGAGAACCCCTATGCAGGATACCAATAACGACAGGCTTCCCAGCGTCAAGACTTTTATCAATATCAGCAAAAGAAAGATTGTAACTAAAGTGTGACTTAACTCCATAACCTGCCAGAACCTTTGTCTGTACCGAATGGTCAGTCGTGTCGCCAATCGCAAATACTTTCTTAACATATTCGTCGTCACCCTTAATCGATCCTGGCTTAAGGAAAGCAAGGCACATTGCACATGATGAACTGTTGCAAGTCCTATGTGCATCTCTGTAGTTATCTACTTGATTAAAGTAAGGAACTTCCAGAACTGCTGGTGTAGGGGGTTTAGTTCTGAAAAGTCCAATCCAATCGGATTCTGAATCATCCATAAACTCAGCGGGGAGGTTATCCTCCAACCACTGAACCGCAGCTACATGGTTAGCATTACCATCATCATAATACTTGAAAAAGTTATGAAGATCTAATGTCATTGGATATTACTTAAACACTGGAGTATTTATAAAAAAAGCGCCCCTTCGGACGCCTTGATTATTTAAACTGTAGTGCCAACTTTTACATTTGCTGACACATACTCTAGAACATTTTCTGGAGTAGTCGCTTCGTAAGGGTCGGTTTCGGCATTGTCCCGTTGCCCCGCCTCCACGAATAGTTTCTCGATGACTCCGTTGTCCACGACAGCAGCATAACGCCAAGAGCGATCACCGAAACCAAGGTTAGACTTGTTGACAAGCATTCCCATAGAACGTGTGAAGTAAGCATTTCCGTCTGGAATAAGTTTGACTTTCTCAATGTTCTGGTCCTTAGCCCAGGCATTCATCACAAACCCATCATTAACAGAAACACAATAAATGTCATCAATACCAAGTCCAATGAATTCTTCATACTTCTCTTCAAATCCAGGGAGTTGATAAGCAGAGCAAGTAGGAGTGAATGCACCAGGCAGACTGAAAATAACCACACGCTTACCATCGAAAAGTTCCGAAGATGTACGAGTTACAAATTCACCGTTCTCGCGGAATGTAAATTCAACTTGAGGAATTTGATAATTCTCTTTACGCATGTTCACTTCCATCAAAATACGCCGGGAATAATTTGACCAGTAGTAAGATATGAACCGGCAGCGGCCAGAAATCCAAGCATTGCCAGGCGTCCATTCCAACGCTCAGCGAATTCGGTAAAAATTTTGTTCATTGTGTTTCTCCTTAGTAAGTTTCGGAAAGTTGTTCTACAGATACTGCCAACAATACAAAGAAAGCGACAGAAGTAATTGTAAAGATTGCTTCAGTCATCAGAAGATACCGAAGAAGAAGTTGCCAGTGCTAATATAAGATACGAGACCAGCAACAAAACCGACCATTGCCCAGCGCCCATTGGTTCTCTCCTTTACTTGGTTGGGAGTCAGTTGTCCGTAGTTCTCATAATACATGGTGGGTTCTTTAGCAAACATATTTTGCTGACCACGCTCATTAGTTGTTACAGTCATTTTCGTTTTATTACGAATTGTTACACAATTTCT